TATGAAAAACGTAGATTAAGATCTCGTCGTCCTAAGCGACTATATAATCTATCCTACACTAATATTACCGGTTTAGAGCTTGAAGCTATTGAATCATTCTATGATGCACGTAGTGGATCGTTTGAATCTTTTACTCTAGATCTTGAACATCTTAATACTACTGGAAATGTTACTGTACGCTTTGAAGGACCGCTTTCGGTATCACACAACTATTCTTCTGATGCTAACGCATTATTAAATTTTTATACAATTAACTTTCGTTTACAAGAGACTTTTGATTAATGGCTACGCGTACTTATGATGTTATTTTAACTGTTAATGATGCTAGTGCTTTTCAGCGCGGTAATGTGCTTGTAGGAAATACCACAAGTACTGTGGCTACTATTGCTGGCATAGATGTTACTAACAATACGCTAAAAGTAAAACTTGCAAATCTGCTTCAAGAGTTTTCTAGCACAGAGTATGTACATTCAAACGTAATTAATATAACGGGTACTGCTAATGGAGTATTAAACTCTACTTCTGTTCCTTTTCAAGCTAATACTATGAGTGGCAATACTATGACGGCAGTAGCTCTAGTATCAGCCGTCACTCCTAGTACGTTTATTGCAGAAAAGAATGCTTTTACACAAAATCCTGTAGTTAGACTGTATTCTATTTATTATCCAGGTGAGTGGTATCCTACTAATGATGCAGGCAATCCTACTGGTGATGGTACGGGAAGAGCTTGGCCTAACGGGTTTCCTTATCGTTTTGCAGAAGTTGTAGGAGATACTGCCGAAGATTTACTATACAACGTAACTTATGCTGGAACTAGCTTTGTTCCTTTTCCCATTAGCGTTACCACTCTTGATCAAAGCTCAGAAGGTAGAATAAATGAGCTTACTATTACTATATTTAACGGCGATAATCTAGTTTCTACTATTGTTGAAGATCCGTTTATTTCTGGTAATAATACATCTAACTCTGTGTTAGCTCATGTAAACGGCGAGTTAGTACACGGAATTGATCCTCGCACTGTAGACGTAGATCCTGATAGCTTACCTGCAGGTACTCAACGTACGTTACTAACCACAGCACGTAACCAAGGTTTAGCTTATAGCGTAGATATAGTAAACGAGTATGGAACAGCAAATGCTAGTTTTACGCGTGAGCAAAGCTTAGCCGTTAATGGCACTTGGAAGAGCCAAAAACTTGACTCTCGTGATTTACTAGGTGGCGTAGTAGAGATTAAAACTACTTTTGCTAATTTTCTAGACTTTTGGCCAGAATATAGCACAGTAGTCTCTGCAAGTGGTACAGATGTAACAGTTAAAAACTCTCTTCCTTATCGCGTAGGAGATACAGTACGCAGTTCTCGAGGTACAGACACAGCTACTATTACAGCTATTGTGGATGATACTTTAGTGCTAGATAGCGCCCTTACAACAGGCACCACTCTAGATGATGCAGTATATATTATTAACGCTGATGCAGACCCAGAAAGCTACTTAGAAGATAAGTATAAGATTAATCAGTTAGAGAGTTTAAGTGAGTTTGTAGCTAATTTTGGTTTAGTTTCTTGGCTTCAGTATTTTAAAATTACTGCACCTAAACGTAAATACTATAAAAACACTTGTCAATGGAAATATAAAGGCGTTGAATGTCAGTATCCTGAGAGTGGAACAGGTACTATACGTACTATTGGTGGATCTACTATAACTGCTAATGGTTATTTTACAGCATCTAATGAGACTACTGTTAATGCTACAGAAGATGTGTGTGCTAAATCATTTGCTGCATGCAAGCTACGAAATAATACAGTTAATTTTGGAGCATTTCCTGGAGTAGGCAGATCAGTACCTAGATCATAATATGAATAATATTATTAAGTATATTGGCTTACCACATCAATATGGTGTATTAGATTGTATAACTCTTGTTCGTGTTGTATACGAGCAAGAGTTAAATATTTTATTAGAGTTGCCTATTTATACGCCTTCACGGCATTGGATGCGAGAATACCCAGTAGACCTAGTAGATCAATGGGCAAAACAGTATGCTGAAAAAGTTTCGTTGACAGAAGCAAAAAACTATGATTTAATAGTATTCAAGTCAGATAAAAGTAATTTAACAACTCACTTTGCTATATTTTTACTACCTAATAATATACTACATATAGAAGAAGGTAGAACTTCTACTTTATCACTATTAAATGATTATTGGAGACAGCGAATTTACGCTGTATATAGGCACCATGACCTGGTATAATAAATATGTAGGTTTTACATATCAGCACTTAGGTGAAAACCCTGAAACAGGAATAGATTGTTTTAATCTGTGCAGATATGTGCTTAAACAAGAACTAGGCATAGACGTACCTTTAGCTTCTCATGATTTTTGTAATATTGTAGATGATGATTGGTTTCAAAAAACTAATCAACCGTTATTCGAGCTGGGAGCTCAAGTAGTTCGAGATGACTTCAGTTGGTTAAAAGTTACTAGTTTACAGCCTTTTGACATATTAACTATGAGTTTTGGTTCTACAAATATTACAAATCATTGTGCGCTATATGTAGATAAAGATAAAATACTACAAATCATGCTGGGAAAGCCTAGTTGGATTGGGCCTTATGGCAGATATTATAAACAATATACTACTGGAATGTATAGATGGAAAAGTTTGAACAACTAAAACAAGCAATGAATGCCCATGCTCTACTGGATTATCCAAAAGAGTGTGTAGGTATTATTACGCTTGATTACCGGTATATTTCTTGTAAAAATATAAGCAATACACCAAAAACTAATTTTTATCTAGACCCTGCTGCTTTAGTACAGCATGATGGTAATATTTGGGGAATATTTCATTCACATCCTGGATCTACTAATCCTATACCTAGCAAAGAAGATAAGACTAGTGCTGCTTTTCAAGCATTTAAGTATCTAGTTGGATTTAATAATAGATTCTATATCTACTGGTTTGATAAAGATATTGATGCATTAAAATTTGAACCTTTTGAGGAAAAACATCTTGTTAGTTAATATTAAACCTCACTCAGTATTTAAACCATATTTTAAAAGCTTAGATCTTAAAGCTGATTTAAATAATTATTATGATGTGTGGTACTATATTAATTCAATGCACCCAAAATTTATTCAGTATGTTAGTGAACAACAACAAAACGGAATACAAGAAGGTTTTGTATTTTTAGACAAAAATCTTAAAGAGATTAGTCCTGAAGAATTAAAAATTCGTCATTGCAAAGAAGGCGATACTATACATATAGTTCCTGCTATTATAGGTGAGGGCGGTAAACGAGGAGTACTAGCTGTTCTAGCTGTTGCTGCTCTGTTTTTTGCTATACCTGCATTAGCAGCTAGTGGTATTTTTGGTATAAGTGGTGCTACTACTGCTGCAACAGGAACAGCTTTAGGAGCTTCTTCTATCGCAACATCTATTCAGATAATAAAAGGCAGTACCTTTTTATCAAATATTGTAACTAACATAGGACTTGCTTTAATTTCTAGACTTTTTAGCTCACGTCCTAGACAAGGTGAAGAAACTAGACAGAATGATTTATTTGGGTCCCTTACTAATTCTACTTCTAGTGGTACTCCTATTGCTTTGCATTATGGGCAAGTACGTGTAGCTGGACAGTTTGTTAGTGGATTCTTATTAACTGTACCTCATAGTAAAGGTGAGACCGTTACTACTAATCGAACAATTATACCTCTTGAGGCAAAAAGCTAAATGTCAAACTATATTAATGTAACCATTCCTGAAATATATGGCGGTGGCGGAGGTAAGGGTGGTGGTAAAACTGCCCCTAACTCTCTATTTTCTACTGACATTTTGTTTTTAACTAATGCCTTTGGAGAAGGTCCAATATATAGAATAAATCCAAATGGACCTCAAGATATACAGGTTAATGATGGATCTATAGACGATCTACTAGACTTAAATGTTGCAGATGGCATAGGTAAAATAGATGAGCGTAAGTTTAGCACTGCTGTAGCCTATGGTACTACCGTACAAGACCCTCTTCCGTATTTTGGTGATAGAGTTATAACTCCTCAAAGTTATTCTGGTAATATTACTCTCAAAAAAGGTAATCAAGCTGCAAACGGTATACCAGAAGTTAAAATAGATAGTCAACAAACAAGTGTAAATGACTGGGACTCAATACGTTTTAACTTTTTAATATCTAGACTGTATAAGGCTGATAACAAAGGTAATGTAAGCGAGAATAGTATACAATTACGAATTAGCATTTTTGATAGAGTTAAGGCTAATCCTGCTTTTGCTATACAGACTCCTATATTTTCTGGAAAAACTGATACACCTTATAAAGTAACTGTAGAAATACCTATTCCTACAGCAAATTTATCTGCAAATGGTTATGTGTTTGATATAGAAAAAATTAGTGATGAGTCTACTGATTCAAACATAGCAGACGACATATCAATTGTTGGCTGGGATGAAGTAAAAGAAACTAAATTAGCATATCCTAGAACAGCATTAATTGGTTATGCGGTAAAAGCTACTCCAGAGTTTTCTGGTGGTGTACCTAACTTTACATCTCTACTAAAAGGTTTAATTGTAAAAGTACCAAGTAATTATAATCAGCCTATATTAGATAACGAAGAGATAGATTGGAGACAGTTAGAAGTACCTGAAACAGGTACTATAAGTATAAATGGTGTATCTACAAACATAGGCTACACACAGCAAGGATATAAATTACAACGCCCTGGTACAGGATCTCTACTTACTTCTGCTAATCCAATCCTATATACAGGCGTTTGGGATGGTACCTTTATATATTCATGGACTCAAAACCCAGTATGGATTATTTATGATATACTTACAAATAAAACTTATGGACTAGGTATTCCTGAAGAAAATATAGATAAATATAAATTTTACCAAATTGCTCAGTACTGCGATGCTTGCGATCCAATAACAGGTGCTTTTATAGGTGTAGATGGGGTGGCTGACGGCTCGTTTAGATATAAGTCACGAGGCTTGTATACTACAACAAGAGAAAATCAAAGAGGACTACCAACTGGAACTCGTATAAAAGAACGTAGATTTATACTTGATATTAGTATAAGTGAGCAAGAAAAAGCTATAGATTTATTAAATAAAATAGCTTCTACCATAAGGTCTGTATTAATTTATGCTGGTGGTAAAGTTACTTTAGCTATAGATATGCCTGAAGAATATCCAGTTATGCTATTTACAGAAGCATCTATTAAAAAAGGCAGTTTTCAAATATCAGGCATAAGCGAATCTGATATTCGTACAGGTATAGATGTAAGCTATATAGAACCCACAAATCACTTTAAACGTGAAGTAGTAAGAATAGATACTGCAGATGCTAATGATGGTAGTTTAACAAGCGATATTGAAAATATTCTATCTTTAGATTTAGCAGGGGTAACTCGTAGAAGTCAGGCTATACGTACTGCTCAATATCAAATTGCAGCTTCTAAGTATCTTCGTAGAAATGTTTCTTTTATAACTAGCACTGATGCTCTTAATTTAGCTCCAGGAGATGTAATTTCCGTAGCTTCTCAAGGCACGGGTATAGCTTATGGTTTTGGTGGTAAGATTTATACTAATTCAGCTGTTGCTAGCTCTACAAATACCAATGTTTTTTTAGAACACTTTACTGTTCCATCTCTTTCAAATACTACATTTACAAGCAATAATAATCCATTGGCTCTAAGAGTAATTCGTGCTGATAGTGATAGATTAGATCTTTATTTAATTAGCAATTCTGTATTTAGCCTATCTACTACTGATAGGGTGTCTAGTGGTTTTGATCAAGCTACTGTAAAAGCTATTAGCATATTTAATACCTATACTAGATCTTTTACTGCATTGAGCACTGGTTTTACTGCTAATATCGCGCCAAAAGCTGGAGATTTATGGAGTATAGGAGAGATAGAAAACCCAGGTAATTACTATACAAATAAATCAGGCAAATTGTTTAAAGTTACTAGTCTTAGCCGAGATGAAAAAACAAGTGAGGTAACTGTTTCAGGAGTAGAGTATATACCTAATGTGTATATAGACTCCGATACTTTTATAAATTATGAACCTGTAAGTTATACAGATATAACTAGTCCTCTAGTACCACCACCTACTCCTGAGTTTTCTATAAGAGCTGTACCTCGAAGAAAGTTAGATGGTACTGTTGTTATTGATGGTATAATTGACCAAACTACTTCTATTGATGGTTATGAACAGAAAATAGAAACAGAGTACTATGTCTCTAAACCCGACGCAGCTCCCTATGTTGCTAACGTAGTAGCTACTGCTCCTTTAACTTTTAAAGTTTCAGATATAACATCGGTATCTAATGGTGATATTGCTGTATTAAGCGGTAAAAGCGGTTTTACTAGTATAGCAGGACAGATTAGATTACTATGTAATACAGTTAGTATAGGAGCAGGAGTTTTAGATTTAACTATAGAAGGCTTAAGTTCTTGTTACGATGAAAATAGACTAGAGCATGTATTATCTAGTACTAGCTCTGGTGGTCAATATATTACTATACCTGTTAGAGAAAAAACCAGTACTGGCGGCTTATTAAACTTTGTTGGTTACAATACTGATGTAGTAAGCTTATCAAGACCTATAACTAGCTTTAATACAACAACTAACACAGTTCGTATAAGTAACCCTTCTG